ATTAAACGTAATTAATAGCTTTCCAGCATTGTTACTACCTGAGAATTTTTCATATACTTTGCGTTCAATATCTGCTCTCTCTTGATCTGTTGGAATACCATTAGAAAAACTCAACATCATGCTGGGCATTAGAGAATTTTTAATGTTGTTTAGATGGAAAGACTGCACCTGAATGTCAAGCTCAACATATCCATTTGATCCTTGACTGTCTGGCAACCCATAATAATGAAAAGATGGAGAATATCTCTTTATCTGTAAAACTGTGGATGCATTTGTTCTATCCTCACTTGAAAAAGACTTCAATACATTTGGTTTTACTCTGTCATTTGCTCTGTTCCATGAACTTTTGTAATACCACTCATGTATCTTTCCTTCACTGTCTGCAATTCCAGCTCTCATTGTATGCACTGGTAAGTGTTTCATTTGAGCAACAGATGTACGTGCTTTATTCCAGATTGTATTCACATAGCATTGTCCATAAAGCTTCAGATCCAGTGCCAATTTCTTGAGCAAATCATCATCACTGCTATTCAATAGAGATTGAAGTCTCAACCACTGCTCTTTATTACCATCTGAATCATCTCTTTCAACCGCATCCAATCCTTTGCCGTATATCATAGCTCCAACTCCATTCACAATTGCTGAATGTATTGAAGATCCAAGATACAAGCTCTCAAGATAATCACCATAGCAATCATCAGAGCCGTATGATATCCAATTCTTTCCTTGTACTTCTTCAAATTGTGGAACGTCATGCACTGGCATTCCCATCACTGAGAACTCGCTTTTATTATTCTTCATATGCCTTGTATGTTACTGTGTCATTATATGATTCAAACCTATTGTATCCATCTTCTGTGGATGTTCTCTCAAGATGTGCCATGCATTTTCCTAATACTCGATAAAAAGTACCAAGATAACCCCGAATTTCTACTTGGTAGAATCCTTCTAAAAAATCAGGTTGTTTTAAATTGATAATTCCACTTGCTGGAACTTCAGTTGGAAATTCATTGATTATTACTTGGCCATGTAAACTTCGACCATCCCAACCTCCATCAGATATTGATGTATCAAGTGTGAATTGCTTTGAGTTGTTTGTTGATTCATCTGTTAAGGTAGGAACAAAAACCAGAGATGTTGCAAATGGATCCCAAGTTGGATCATTAGTCCACTGGCTCTCATCAACCCCATTCATAGAAACATAATCAATTGAAATAGTTTGATTTGCTCCAGAACCAAACAATCTGTGTATTTGCAAGTCATGATCAACAGCAAATGGTGTGACATATTCAAAAGAATATTCCTTGTATGATGTAGTCAGTAATTCTGTTCCTATCACAGCACTCACAGCCGTACCCAAAGAAGCAGCAATCTCAACATAGATAGCTGCTGTTGCTTTCATATTTATGGTGATGATATAGAGCTTATTTGGCTTAATCAATCCAGTCTGATATACTCCACAATTATTTCCAGATGAATCAATCTCAAGATCTACCTGACCGAGTTTCATTACAGATTTAGAATCTGGATCTGCAAATGTTACCCATCTATCATTTGTGTCAAGCTCCTTAATTGTGATGTTTGTAATAGTAAATTCTGTACTTATACCACCTACGAACCTTATATTATTGGGTTTTGAATTATCATATACTCCATAAATTGTTTTAGTTCCGCTGGTTGTATAAAATCTATCTGAAGAACCTAATTGACCAAATGCACCTGTATTACTTATTCCTATCGTTGTCGTTGTTGCGCTAATAATATCTAAGTCAAAAGTGATTTTGTAATTTTTAGCATTTACAAGCGTTCCGATAGTTTGCTCTAAATAATTACTTGAAGTTGTTTGAATTGACCTTGCTTTATCTTCTTCAATACTCCAACCAGTTCCAACAGTCCAATCTTGTCCGACCTCCTTAACTGTGACGTTTGAAACTGAAAAATCAGAAGTACCTAATGCGTATAAATAAAAAGTAGTAAAAGAAGTTGCATCCGCTGTTGCATAGAAAGTTTTAACTCCATTAGAATTGAAATCTCCTATTATTTGACCTCCGAATTGTGGCTTTAAAAACCCTGATTGATAGTCTGTAATTTCAAGACTGATTTTGTAGGATTTGCCATTAGTTATACTAACTGGACTTTGTGATAAAGGAGTTGTGACAGAAGCATCAACTGAAGCTTTATCTTCTTCAATACTCCAACCCGTTCCAACATTCCACCCCTCTCCTATCTCTTGGACTGTGACGTTTGTGATAGATAACTCGTCATTTGCTCTGCCATAGATGTATAAAATAGTATTTCCAAGTGCTTGAGCATAAAAAGTATGAACTCCGACATCTAAATGTGTGGCGTTGATTTCGTTAGTACCTAAAAAAATTGTGTTTGCTGCCGTTCCTTCATTAGCTAAAACTTCAACACTTACTTTATAGAAATTATTTACAGTTGTAACATCCGCTTGATAGATTGCAGCATCACTTGTTCCAGTAAATACTGCTCTGTCATCTCCAATATTCCACCCAGTTCCAAGTGTCCAATCCTCACCGAGTTCTTTAACTGATACGGACTGAATTGAAATAGTTTGAGATGCACCACTTGCAGAAAAAAGTCTATGAATAAATAAATCAAATGTTCCAGTAGCAGTAAAGTAGTAAGTAAAATCTTGATACGAAGTTGTAAGTGATGCCGTTCCAATAGTCGATTCAGTAGATGCGTTATTAGCTTCTAATATTTCAGCATCAAATGAAGCAGTAGCTTTCATACTTAATACTATCTTGTAGCTTTTACCAACTGAAAATATATTTTCTTGGTAAATTCCAACATTGCTATTTAATGCATCAATATTTAATTCTGCAATGCTTCCGTCATAGGTAACAGTTGAAGTGCCAAGTTCATAAGAAGTCCAACTTGTTAAGGCTACCGCTAACTCACTTCCCGTAGCACTAAAATCTCCGTTGGAAATTAGGTCAGCACCCGCAGCACTAAAATCTCCGTTAGTAATAAGCTCAGAACCTATTTGAGCAAAGTCACCATTCTGAACAAGGTCTGAACCTATATCATTAAATGATCCATTTTGAACCACGTCTTGACCAGCTCCACTGAAATCACTTAGATTGATATCCAATACGTTTGTTCCTTTGGTGAGCTGAATCATTGTGTGCTAAGTTATTAATTTATTAGTAAAAAAAAAGAGGAGAAGCGAATCGCCACCCCTCTTTCAGTTAGTTATTTAAAATACTATGATGGATTCGTCACAGTAAAAGCAGCAGTTCCACCATCAACTTGATCGAATGGCCAGTTAGCAGCAGCAGCATCAGTTGAAGCTGTTATTGCTGGTGGGTAGGTATTCTCTCCAGCTGTCACAGTTAGTGTATATCCTTGCATGTCTGCTCTCGCTTGACCAGTTACAAACGTTCCACCAGTTACAGTACATCCATTTTGAAGTCCAATGCAGTACACATTATCATTCGCATCTAAGATGTAAGCAAATACTCTCGTTTGAATCAACTTCTGTAATTCATCAGATGTTGTTTGCTTCAAGATATTCAAAGTGACTTCCAATGCTGAATCATAAGATGCAGATCCAGCTGGTTCATTTGTTATAGTTGTAGTCAATGAAGCTGTATTTGGCTGCACATCATATCTGTAAACAGTTTGAGCTGTATCAATTCCATCCAATGCACCAGTATCAAAGGTCATACCACCATATCCAGCCACCTGAAAGTCACTAAAATAAATTGCCTTGATTCCACCAACTGTGTCTTTACAGTTTAATCCAATCGCAGCTGTTAAATTACAAGCCATTTTGTTTTAATTTTTTTCAGTTAATATTATGCTTTACCCCAGTAGATGTCAGCACCAACTCCAACTTGTACACCAGCTGCATAACGCATGATGAAGCGCACGTTGTCAGATCCATCAATTGGTGACATATCTATTGTACGAACCTCAGTCATGTTTGTGAGGATGTTAGAACCAAATACAAGATTGCTCTCATATGTAGCAACAATCTGATTGTCTGGAAAGCCGGGACATGCATAGATTGGATAGCCGTATATGTTAGATGGCTTTGCATTCGCTTGATAGTCGTTAGAATATCCTTCAGATCCAAGATGCTGCTGGTATAGGAATGCTGTCTTTGGAGAAACGTATAAAGCGAAGTCTGGCTTTGCTAATAC